AGCAGCATGAAAGTAACAGCCACCGCTGCCCTAACCAATCTAACCACGACTAAGGGCGGTTTTGGGCTTAGATACCGCCCAGAAGGACAAGACGTATACGACCTTAATGGAAAGACGGTCACGGTGTCGTTTAAAGTGCAGACAAACTGGGCAGGCAATCTCTCCATTAGTCTAAGAAATAACGCATTCAACCGTTCTTATGTTGTGGACGCAGCAGTTGTAAGTGGAGTAAATACTGTATCAGTATCCATTCCACTCGAAGCGGATACGGTAGGAGTAAATAATAACGGAACAGGAATTGAGCTTGCTATCGGGTTTAATAATGAAGGCAACTTTATAACTGCAACAACAGGTGCTTGGATAGCGGGGGGATTCTTAACTTCCACATCAAGCACTCAGTGGGCTAAAACCACGGGCAACTTCATCAACGTCACTGAGTTACAACTCGAAGAAGGCTCTGTTGCTACGGCTTTCGAGCGCAGACCGCACGGCGAAGAATTCGCATTGTGCCAACGGTATTACCAGAAGTCAGAATCGTTTATTCAGATGTCTTGGGGCAGCCCAAACACATCTGGAATAGCGGGGGGGACTTGGGTGCTCCCTGCAATTATGCGATCAGCGCCAACGCTATCCGTATTAGACACGTTGGGCGCAGATAATAAAGTGACCTATCTGGGCGGCGGGGCAGCATCAACTACTGGCTCGGCGATAAATTCCACAGGCAAAACAGCGTCTGCCATTTATGTTCGGGTATTCTCTTCTGGCGCACATGGGATACAGTTTAACTACACCTTAAACGCAGAGCTATAAAATGAATATTAAAACAGTGCAGTTACAAGAAGGCGGTTATCTAATAAACGGCAGCATGAATCAAATAGGTTTCGGAACCGCTTCAGTGCCGAATGACGAAGGCAATCGAGACTATCAAGACATTCAAGAGTGGATAGCAGAGGGCAATACGCCTGACCCCGAATTCACCCAGGCTGAGATAGATGACAGTGACCAGAAGATTATTAATGTAGATTCTCGTGAGTACCTAAGTTCAACTGATTGGTATGTCATACGCTTTCAAGAAACGGCAGTTGCTGTACCACAAGAAATATCAGATGCTAGAGAAGCAGCTAGACTAGCCATTGTCTAATATAACGAAATTATCGATAACAACATGCAATTTAGAATATCAAGCCACTGGGAGTTTAACATATGCCTGAAATGACTTATAGGGATCGCCCAGGTTGGACGCAATCAAGAGCATTTGACTATCATGTTAGCCAAGGATTACTGGACTACAGAAGACTTAACGCCCTTATCGGATGTTGTATAAGTAAAGCGATTCTGTGGTGATATAAATAGTCTAAAAGAAGAACTGTTTAATATTAAAATGTTCTTAAACAATTGTATAAAATTTTGAATAGGAAAGGTAATGCCGATTACATTAAGAGCGACTAAGGGTTCTCCCTTAACCAATACTGAGGTTGATGACAACTTCGCCGCAATAGCCGCGAATACGGCGGCTATTGCATCTCTTGTTGCGTATAGCGACAGTGAGTTGGACTTTCCGCCAAGCACATTTAGACTTGATGCAACGCCAGCAAATCAGGCGACTCAAGCAAATGTAAACGGTCAAACGGTTTCGGTAATAGAGCAATCGGATATTCTCCATTTTGGCGACGGATACATGCCTATACCTCCCTCAATGGCAATGAGTATATCGTTGACCATACAGATGTCATCCACGGTAGCCTCTAAGAATGTACGGTTAGTAGTTGATGTTTATAACAGCGCGGGAACATCGGTTCGCCAAGTCAACTTCGATGACATATCAGTTCCGTCAGACACAGCAGAAGTAAGTTTGACACTAAGCAACGTCCTGTTAAACACCGATATTGCTGCAGCCACTCTAGGTCGAGTTGAGATTCAACGATTAGCGACTTCAACAAGTGAACACAGCGGGACAATTCAAGCCAAACGCGCTGTGGTTACTTATGTCTAACTTCATAGTTCCTAACTATGACTTTGCACCTGAAATATCAGCATCATTTGATCAAGGATATTCTGACTCAAGTACGGTGCATAGATCGCCAACCGTTGATACTACAGACACAAATGGATTAGAGTCTGGGTACTCAGTAGGATATAAGAATGGCCGAGATTTCCATAGTACAGCGGCTGTTGTTGGCACTGATTTAAGCCAGCAATCACGCGCTTACCGAGATGGATATGACGCTGCAAGTGTTTTTCATACATCGAACACTGTGTCAGGTAATGATAGTGTCGGGCGTGAACGCGGTTATTTTGATGGATTTAAAGCAGCTCGAAGCTACCATACACAAAGCACCCTTTCAGGCACCGATGCAACAGGCACGGGAAGAGCATATAATACTGGAAACGCTGCCGGCAATACCGTGGGGTATAACTCAGGTCATAGCGCCGGATATTCTACAGGAAATACCGCTGGTACAAGCACAGGAAATACCGCAGGATATTCGGCAGGTAATACCGCGGGCTACTCAAGCGGCAATACTGCTGGTATTACAACTGGGCGCAACCAAGTTGGGCGTTGGATGGTAAGAATGCCAGGCAATCAAGGGCTTGGGCAGAGTACTTACACTAAAGTAAATTTTAGTTCGACCACCGTTGCAGGGTCTGTTCGTGGGTGTACCTTCAACACAGGATTGGACAGAATTTACATAACGCAAGCAGGTGTCTATGAAATAGCTGCTGGCTTTGAGATAACAAGAGTCGGCGGAGTGCAGTCAGGAACGGATAAACTTACTAGGGCTTCGATAAAGGTCAATGGCTCATGGCTTCGACACGGCGATACTATGTGGCGATCCGCTGGTAATGGTTACGGCATGAATGCAGTTCGAGAGAGAAGAACCATGCAGGTGGGCGACTATGTAGAAATTTATGCATATGCTAACTTTGATGGCACTAAATACATCGAGCAAGTTTCAGCCGATTCAACGGATGCTTTTTTCATTGGTGTTAGAGAGATAATATAATGTCTAACTTCATCACTCCAAATTATAATTTCGCTCCTGAAATATCAGCATCCTTCGATCAGGGATATTCTGATTCGAGTGCCTCACATCGAGCAGCAGGCATTGATACTACAGACACAAATGGATTAGAGTCTGGTTATTCTATAGGATACAAAGCAGCTCGTGCCTTTCATAAAGAAGCGACCGCGTCTGGCACAGATGCAACTGGGCAATCACGAGCATATCTTATTGGATATGACGCTGCAAGCATCTACCACACAGATAATACAGTGTCAGGCAATGATAGTATCGGGCGTGAACGTGGCTATTTTGAGGGATATAAAGCTGCACGAGATTATCACGCCACTAGCACTACCAGCGGTACTGATGTAACAGGCACGGCAAGAGGGTACCATACTGGCTATACCGCGGGACATGGAACTGGGTATTCTTCTGGAAATACAGTAGGCTATTCAGCAGGAAACACCGCTGGATATAACTCAGGATATTCCGCAGGATATTCTTCTGGTAATACAGCCGGTTACGCGAGTGGAAATTCGGCGGGTATTACAACTGGAAAGAATCAAGTTGGTCGTTGGATGGTTAGAATGCCAGGCAATCAGACACTCAATAAAAACACATATACCAAAGTCAATTTTAGTGCCACTACGGTTTCGGCTTCGGTGCGTGGGTGTACCTTCAACACGAGTCACGACAGAATTTACATAACGCAGGCAGCGGTATACGAAGTGGCGGCAGGATTTGAGATAACGCGAGGAACTGGCAGTACTTCAGGCACAAATATTCTCAGTCGAGCCTCAATAAAAAGAAATGGCTCATTCGTGCGTCATGGTGATACCCTGTGGCGTTCTGCGGGCACAGTCTATGGTATGAATGCAGTGCGCGAACGATTCAGTTGTGCAGTGGGCGATTACATAGAAATCTTTGCCTATGCCAATTTCAACGGCGCCAAATTAATCGAACAAGTTTCAGCAGATTCAACCGATGCATTTTTCATCGGCGTGAGGGAAATATAATGTCTAACTTCATCGTTCCAAATTACGACTTCGCTTCTGAAATATCAGACTCTTTTGACCAAGGGTATTCTGATTCAAGTGCAGTCCACAGAACGGTGGGTGTTGTGGGTACAGACGCAAACGGGCTAGCACATGGTTACTCTGTTGGGTATTTGGCGGCTCGTGATTTCCATAAGGCGGCGATTTTATCAGGAACTGACTTGAGCGGTCAATCACGGGGATATCTTGACGGGTATGACGCGGCTAGCCTGTACCACACAACGAACACAGTCTCAGGCAATGACGGTGTTGGTCGAGAGCGCGGCTATTATGAGGGCTACAAGGCAGCGCGTGATTACCATGTCTCCGTTTCCTATTCTGGCAATGACTCAACAGGTTCGCAGCGAGGATATTACAAGGGTTACTTAGCTGCTCGGGATTACCATACCACGAATAGCACTAGTGGAAATGATCCAACTGGTGTACAGCGAGGCTATGCTGAAGGTTATGGTATAGGCTACTCAGCGGGAAATTCAGCGGGTCTCACTACAGGAAATACCGCGGGCATTACAACTGGCCGCAATCAAGTTGGTCGATGGATGCTAAGAACTCCAAGCAATCAGACTCTAAGCACGAGCGTTTACACTAAAGTAAACTTCAACACCGCATCGTCTACAGTTAAAGGAGTTACTCATAATACAGGGTCGGATAGAATCACCATAACACAAGCAGGGGTTTACGAGGTAGCGGCGGGATGGGAGATAACGCGCAACAGCAGCTCATCCTACGCTAAATTAGCCAGAGCCTCTATAAAAAAGAACAACGTGTTCTTCCGGCATGGCGATACATCCTTCTATTCGAATGATTCACCATATGGCATGGTCACGGTTAGGGAACGATTCAGTTGTGCAGTGGGCGATTACATAGAAATCTTTGCCTATGCGGATTTTAATGGCAATAAATACATCGAGCAAGTGTCAGCAGACAGCACTGATGCTTTCTTTATCGGAATAAGAGAAATATAAAATAGGAAATTATGATGGAAATGGTTAAAATAGTTAAGTACCTCACTCGCAACGCACCATCGGCCGAGGGCGGATACATGCTACAAGATGACAATGACGGTAACGGAGTCTTTATTGCGGAGTGGTTTTCACCTATGCTTGGTGATCAACCAACGGATGACGAGATGCTTGCAGTTGAAGCGGATGCTATCGCGTGGTTTGATGCTCAAACCGAAATGACATACGGTGAACTGTTTAGGTTATTGCCTAGATCAGTCAGAGTAGATATGACAATTCTGAAAGACTCACTTAAAGAATCAAGTGAAGCCTCTGATAAATTGACAGGGTATACACTCGATGACATAGAACGAGATATTAGAACTGACCAGATTTACAATGACGGTGATACGGCTCAACGCACAATCTTTAATGACATACGAGCAGTGTTTGTTAGTGCTAGTGTTATAACCCAAGCTCAATCTGATACATGGGGCACACTTGAAGTAGTTACCATCTAATCCTGACTCCATATCAGCATCCGATTGACCAAGGATACACCAACTCAAGTACTGCACATAGAGCAGTAGGTACGAAGGCAAGTAGATTACTATATTGGATAAGATAGAACAGAATTTGTGATGATATAAATAGTCTAAAAGAGGGCTGTTTGATATTAAAAATGTCCTCAAAACAATTGTACAAAAATTTGAATAGGAAAGGCAATGGCAACTATTATATTAAGATCGACTAAGGGTCTTACATTAACAAATACCGAAGTTGATGCTAACTTCACCAATCTCGAAAACGACAAGCTAGAGTCTGGTGATGATATGGCCGCGAGTGAACTTTCAGCGACGGGAAGTTTAACTCTATCCACTGCGAGTGGATTAGTAGCGGCTGGCACCACACAGGGTACCGCGGCACCAATAACTAAGACTTACAATATTATAAGCACCGCCTCCACTAATCAAGGTGTTCGTTTGCCAGCGGCTGCTGTTGGTAAAGTTGTTAATGTATATAATACTTCTGGAGCCACGATAAAGGTTTATCCCGCAACGAGTGCAACAATCGATGGTGGTTCAACTAACGCACCAGACGAGATTGCAACTAATACCGGCAAAGAGTTCGTTGGTACAGGAACTGGTACATGGAGAATAGTAGGCTCCGGTGGAAATACCGTACAAGACTACTCGGCGACCATTGCATCTCTTGTTGCATATAGTGACAGCAATCTTGACTTTCCCGCAAGAACTTTCAGACTCGATACAACTGCGGCGCGGCGATCCGAGCAAGCTATTGTTAATGGCCAAACCGTTTCAGTAATGGCATCTGGGCAAGATCACATCCTTCATTTCGGTGATGGATACATACCCATACCCGCTACATCAGTAATGAACATCGCCTTAACCATGCAGATGTCATCCGCAGTTACTTCTAAGAATGTCAAATTAGTAGTCGATGTTTATAACAGCGCGGGAACATCAATTCGCCAAGTCACATTCGATGACATATCGGTTCCATCAGATACATCAGAAGTAAGTTTGTCACTAAGCAACGTCCTATTAAATACTGACTTAGTTTCAGCAACTGAAGGTCGAGTTGAGATTCAACGATTAGCAGCTTCAACAGACGATCACACCGGTGACATTCAAGTTAAACGTGCGGTGGTGACTTATGTCTAACTATTTAGCTCCAGATCATGTCAACGCTACTTTATTATCGGAGAAATTTGATGAAGGTTATCTCGATTCAAGCGCCGACCACCGAGCCGCAGTCGTTGATGGCACAGATAATAATAGCTTAGAAATTGGGTACTCGGTAGGATATAAAGCAGCTCGCGACTTCCATAAAACAGCGGTCGCTTCTGGCACTGATGCGAGCGGCGCTTCCCGTGCTTACTTAGATGGGTATACCGCAGCTAGTACGTTTCACTCAACCAACACAGTTACAGGTGATGATTTACTTTCTGTAGAACGTGGATTCGCAGAGGGATACAAGGCTTCGAGAGACTACCATACTACCGAATCTGTAGTAGGTACCGATTTGACTGGTACATTGCGTGGATACGCTGAAGGCTATCAAGACTCTAGAGACTTCCACACTGCTATAGCATCATTGCCCGACCCGGTGCATGATTCAACGGGCGAGGATAGAGGGTATAATGTTGGATATAACGCAGGAAATACAGCAGGAAACACAGCTGGCTACAATGATGCTAGGGATTTTCACACTACTGTAGCAACGTTGGCTAGCCCGGATGATGATTCAACAGGCGCGGACAGGGGCTATAACGTTGGATATAACTCAGGACATACAGCAGGAAATACAGCTGGCTACAATACTGCTAGTAATTTTCACACTACAAACTCGGTAACAGGTAACGATGCTAATGGCACATTACGTGGATACGCTGAAGGCTATCAAGACTCTAGAGACTTCCACACTGCTATAGCAACGATTGGCAATCCGACTAATGATTCAACGGGAAGAGACAGGGGCTATAACGTTGGATATAACTCAGGACATACAGCAGGCGAGGCGGCAGAGAACAGACCACACATTATTTGTGGTTTAGCTTCAAATTATGTGATGACTACATCAGACAGCATATTCACCCTACCATGTAGTACAACACACAGTTCGAAGGATGTAACTAATAGTAATGGCACTATTACAATCAACTCGGCGGGCACATGGGAATTCTATATGTTATTTTCGTGGGCATTTGGGGGTACCAAGCATTGGGGTCAGAACATAATATTTACAAGAGGCTATATATATGAGGGCAACTCCACTGTCAGAGGACGGGGTGTTACGCGAAGAAGAAGTAACGCCGATTGGTTTGGCTCCACAGGAGCATATTGGAAGGGTACAGTATCGGCTGGCGACACATTTACCGCCCGAGTAAGATACGACTACTTTGAGTCGAGCCAGATGACAGTTTTCAAAGAGGCTACGGATATTGATAATCTGACTCCTCCGGCTAATATCACATTAGAGGAAAGCACATATACAGGTAGCTATACCGAAATTTTTGGGCCTGCATGTAGATTCGTAGCAATTAGAACGGGTGATTAGAACGGGTGGTTAAACTAGATTATGAATTTATATGCAATTATCAGTTACTACCTTAGAAGTGTTTCAGAAGATCACTACTCATTCCAAGTATTCGTAGACGCAGAAGGTGTCGCAACTGTGGGGTGGTACTTTTGCTCTCCCGAGTATGATAGACCCCAACCGACCCTCGCAGAGATGGGCGACATGGAAGCAGAGGCGATTGAGTGGTATACGAGCGATGCCCCAACTACGATTTCGTATTATGATTTCTGGGAACTCCTACCTTTGACGTTACAGATTTCTGTATCGAATGAAGCTGAAAGATTGCGTAGACTACCCACGCCAGATACGGAACTAACGCTGTTGATTGGGAAAACACAGAATACAATAAATCGAATAGACTTAATAGATCCCACTGTAACTGGACCGGGTGGATACTTTGATGTAATTCTGTCTAAATTAGTTGAAAATGTGGTATTGACTCAAGCCCAAGCTGATATGTGGGTCGGGTTAAAAGCAGTTACGATCTAATTCGCAGTTTTATTCCGACACACAAAGAGAACCTGTACATCCACGCAATTCAATGATTCTCTCCATCATTCTCCTGACTTGCCTTCTGTAGCCGTATAAATACATTCAACGGCACTGGAACTATATTGTCACCAATTAAGAGTGTTAAAATAGTTTTCATAATCTAAACTCCGACAATGATAAATACATATAAAGGAAACTTGAATGGCAATCATAGCAAATCTCACAATTGACCAAGGCACCACCATAAGCATTGTTGTGCCTGTGAAAAATACCGATGGTTCCGTGAAAGACCTGACTGGCTACACAGCCAACTCGCAGTTCCGTAAAAGTTATTACTCTACTACCTTCACGGCATTCACAGCGACTCACGATGACGCTGGTGGAAACATCACATTAGCCTTAACAGCTACTCAATCAGGTGGTGTAAAGGCAGGTAGATACGTCTATGATGTAGAAATCCTAACAGGTAGTACAGTCGCCCGGGTGCAAGAAGGCATTATTACGGTGAATCCAGAAGTCACAAAGGTTTAAGGAGCAAATAATGGCTAATGCATCAAGACAACAATTAATCGATTACTGCATGAGGAGACTTGGGTTTCCCGTCATAGAGATTAATGTCGATGAAGATCAAGTAAGCGATAGAATAGATGACGCTTTACAGTATTTCAATGAATATCACTTCGATGGTGTTGAGAAGACGTATGTAAAGCATCAACTCACTGGATCCACAATAAACATTACGACTAATACTGTCGATAGTTTTACTGAATCCGAAACTATTACTGGTTCCTCAAGTGGAGCAACTGCGGTTGTTGATAAAACTACCGTTGCCGGCGGAAGCGCATTGATAGTCAGAAAGATAACGGGAACTTTTACTGCTAGTGAAACTGTTACTGGCACCGAATCTGGCGCCACTGCTACAACTGCTGCTGCAAGCCCTCATGTTGCTGGTGATATAGAACTTGAATATATTCCTATTTCATCTTCCGTGTTAAATATTATTAAGTTGTTTCCGTTCGGTGGCTCTACTGGATCAAACAGTACTAATAATTTGTTCAATCTTAATTATCAATTTAGAATGAATGACATGCAGAATCTCTTGTCGGCTGACATGGTCTATTATAGCATGGTGCAGTCACACTTGGCAACCCTTGATCAATTATTTGTTAATCAAAGACAGATAAGATGGAACAGAAAAACAAACAGACTTTACATTGACACCAAATGGGACGTGACCTTTCTTCCTGGTGATTATCTAATTGCCCAAGCATACTCTATTATAGATCCAGAAGCATTCACCGAAGTCTATGATGACATGTTCCTAAAGAAATATGCAACCGCGCTCATTAAGAGACAGTGGGGAGAGAACATGAAGAAGTTTGGTGGAATTCAGATGCCGGGCGGTGTTACGCTAAATGGTGAAGCAATATTTCAAGAAGCACTGACGGAGATTGATAAAATCGAGGATGAGATGCAATTGAAATATGAATTGCCGCCATCTTTCATGGTAGGATAAACTACAATGGCTACTAATGTTTACTTTCAGAATGGTGACACCTCGGGCACGACAGGCGAACAACGCCTAGTTGAGTCGTTGGTCATCGAAAGTTTGAAGATTTATGGCCATGATATTTTCTATATTCCACGAACTATTGTCAATCGGGATAGTATATTTGATGAAGATGCTATTTCCCAATACACTCAGTCGTATCCACTTGAAATGTATCTTGAGAATGTCGATGGGTTTGAAGGTGAAGGCGAACTATTCGCTAAGTTTGGATTAGAGATACGGGACCAAGCAACATTTATTCTGTCGAAAAAGCGATGGGAGCAGATGGTCGATACATCAGACGGTACCTTCCAACTAGAAGCAAGACCAGCAGAGGGAGACTTACTCTATTTTGCTAAGACTGGTTCATTGTTTGAAATTAAAATGGTAGAGTTCCAGAATCCTTTCTATCAGTTGGGCAAAATATATGTATATAAATTAATTACTGAATTATTCGAGTACAGTTCTGAGAAGATCGATACTG